GATCCCGTTCTACGCGCGGGTGTTCGCGGTGGTCGACGTCTACGACGCGCTGACGTCGGACCGCACGTACCGGAAGCCGGCGACGAAGGCAGAGGCGCTCGACCACATCGACCGGGGAGCCGGCGCGCACTTCGATCCGGACGTCGCGCACGAGTTCGTGGCGATGATGCGGACGTAACCGTCGACCCCGGTCATCAGCCCAGCAGCTGTGCGTGGATCGAGAAGGTGTCGTTGAGCAGGGGATCGGCCGTGCAGACCCACCGCACGCGCGTCGTCCCGCCCGCCTGGTCCTCCGCATCGGCGTAGGACAGGAACCGCCAGCCGCCCGCGACGGGCGTGACCGCGGTGGATCCGGGCGGGGCGAACGAGACAGCCGACGGGGCGCCGATGAGGCGTGCGACCGTGCGCTGGCACTGGGAGAACGCGGTCTGCGTGTTTCCGCGAATCGACGCAGCGGCTGGTTCGGCGTCCGCCGTGGCCGTCTGGAGAGCGGCCGCCAGTCCGAGGCTGACGGCGGCGAGGGTGAGAGCGGCCGGGAGGATGCTCGACCAGCGCCTCGGTAGACCGCTCATCGTCACCTCGCGCCCACTGTCCGCGATGGGTGCGCCGCCAGGGACTCGAACCCCGAACCCGCTGGTTAGAGGTTGCGGCAGCCTAGGCCGCCCGGTAACACGGCCGGGTTGATGCTGGAGGACGCGATGCGGGGGCAGGAGTTGGTCGACGAGTGGTGCGCGTGGCTGGGCGCGGGAGACCTGGCAGTCGGGACGATCGGTCTGCGAAGGTCACACCTCCTGCGCCTGGCCGGCGTCGTCGACCTGGTGAAGGCGGCCGAGGGTGACCTTGCTGCGTGGCTGGCCAACCCGCGATGGTCGACCGAATCGCGGCGATCCGCTCGGGCGAGCGTGTGCGCGTTCTACCGGTGGGCCGAACGAGTCGGGCACGTCGACGTCGATCCGGCCGCGTGGCTGCACCCGATCCGGCCGGCGACGAGCGTGCCGCGGCGCTACTGCGTGCGGACCGCGAGCGGGAGCTGATGCTGCTGCTCGGCGCGTATGCCGGGCTCCGGCGTTCGGAGATCGCAAGGGTCAACGCGAGCGACGTCGACGGCGAGGTGCTGGAGGTTCTGGGCAAGGGCCGCAAGGTCCGGAGAATCCCCATCCACGATCGGCTCGCGCCGCACCTGCGACACCTGGACGGGTGGGCGTTTCCGTCAACGCGCCTGCCCGGGAAGCCTGTCGGGCCGACGTACGTGCGCGATCGCCTCGCCGACGTGTTGCCGGACCCGTGGACGCCCCACAGCCTGCGGCACCGGTTCGCGACCGTCACCTACCGGGCGTGCCGAGACATCACCGTCGTACAACGGCTGCTCGGCCACGCCAAGCTAGAACAGACCATGGGCTATGTCCTGGTCGACCAGGACGACCTCAGGGCTGCTGTGCGGGCGGTGGCGTAGCGCGCGGCCGGCCGGGCAGGGTCAGGAACCCGATGCCGGCCAGCAGCGCCGTAGCTGACACACCCCCGAGGTAGAGGGCGCTATTCAGCTTGAGGTCGCGGAACGGGTTGTCGACCATGGTCGAGTAGGTGGAGAACTCCCCCATGGCCATCATCCCGAACGCCCCAGCAACGATGAGGAGCAGGACTCCGACAGCGATCTTCATGCGCGCGAGTGTGTCAGACGCGGTGCCCGGTGTCGCTGATCCCGGCGGCCTTCATGGCCTTTCGGATCTGGTCGACGGTGACGCCCTTGCGGAACGTCCAGTGCATCGGGTCACGGAACTTCGTGTAGTCCCCGCCCCATTCGAGGAGGGGGTAGCGCTTGCGGAGGCGGCGCAGCTTGAGTGCCCGGATCGGGTTGCGCCACCACTTGAGGGTGGAGGCGGCCTGGCTTCCTTCGCGTGTGGCGTTGAGGTCGATCGCGACCCCGGCCGCGTGGTCGGTGGTCTGGCCGGGGGCAGCGCGGCCGTCGCGGGGCTCGCACCACGCCCAGTCGTCGTACGTGCCGACGTTCAGGGGAGCGATGATGCGGTGGTACTCCGCGGCGAACGCGAGGAGGTAGCCGGCGACGGTCCGAAGGAGCCGCATCTTGCGGTCGGGCACGCCGGGGATCGGGAGCAGCACGAGGCGCCCGTCGGTGGCGTTGTCGATGACCGGCCACCCGTGGATCGTGGTCCTCACTGCGGGTCCTTGGCGTTGCGGTCGGCCAGAGCGCCGACGAACACGGCTCCTGCAGCGCCAGCGATGGCGGCAGCCTTGCTGCCGTCGATCACGCCGTAGGCGATCAGGACGGGGAGCACGCCGATGCTGACGCGGTAGCAGTACCGGCGCCACTTCACGGGCATGTTGGGCATGGTGGGTCCTCTCTCAGTGTTGTTCGTTGAGGTGTTCGTCGATGCGCTCGTGGACGCGGCGCAGGCCGGCGGACGTGGCCTGTTCGGCCTGGCTGACGCGGCCGTCGACGGCCGCGCGAATTTGGGGCATGGCGACCCACCACCACAGGAACGCGACCACGGCGGCGAACGCGACGACGGCGGAAGTGCCGAGCCCGAACCACGCGAGGATGGGACCGGGGTCGATCGACTCGGAGGCCAGGATTGCCGCGATCACTTCGCGTACCCGTACAGCGCCCAGCGGCCGGTGAACGTTCCGTCGCTTACGTAGATCGTGAGCGAGTCGAACACCGTTGACGCTCTCACGTGGGCGCCGAGCGTCTGGAAGATGAAGTACCCGGAACCCTGATCCATCGTGGTGGTGCACGCCAGGGAGGTTGTTTCGGCCAGGTGCGGCGACTGGATCTCGAACACGCAGCGGTGCAGCGCACCGGCGCCCGAATCGCCGACCACGACCTTGGAGTCAGCGACGGTGCCGGAGTCGCCCGCGCCTCCGTTGTAGGAGTACGAACGGGCCCAGGCGTAAATGGCGCTGGAGTCGTCGACGCCGGACGCACGGAACCGCGCGCTGGTGGCGACTGCACCGGCGGCCGAGTAGGCGGTCGGGACGAACAGGAGCTTGTAGTCGTCGTAGTCGGTGCTGAAGACGTCGTCGGGCAGGCTCAGGCTCGACACCGCAGTGAACACGTCGGAGGTGATCAGGGCCAGCCCGCCGCCGACGCCACCACCACCGCCACCGCCTGCGAGGGCCGCGAGGCGGTCCTTGACGGTGTCGTAGCTGCCGGACGGGTTGGTGCCCAGCTCGGCCTGGATCGCGGCGATGGCGTCGTTGGCGTTGGCGTGCTGGGCAGCATGGGAAGGCAGGTTCATGCCGTCGTCGGCCTGGGGGTTGGTGAACTCGTCGAGCGCGCCCGGGTAGCTGGTTCCCATGGTCAGGTCCCTTGGTTGTAGGTGAGGGGGCTGTCGTAGGTCCAGTCGGGGGTGTCGTACGGGAATCCGCTGGTACCGGGGCTGATGCGGTAGGCGACGATCACGGCGCCGGGACGGCCGAGGCCACCGAGCTGGCCGGCGCCGGGTAGCGCACCGTCGCCGCCGTCGCCGGGGTTGACGCCGTCGTTCGGTCCGGCGCCGCCGATGCCGCCCTTGCCGTAGGTGACGTCGACGCCGGTGATGTCCGAGACCAGGGCGGCGCTGCCGCCGTCGCCGGCCGAGTAGTTCGACCCGTCGTCGCCGTCCGCAATCGCGAACCCGTCCGTGGTCGCGACGCCGTCGACCTCGCCGCCGAGCGCGTCACCTCCGGGGTAGGTGGCGCCGTAGCGGCCCGAGCCGCCGCCGCCGCAGCCGCCGTCCTCGCCGGCGCTCTGCGTGCCGCCGTCGCCGCCGGGGTAGGCCCGGATGCCGAGGAACTGGCTGTACTCGCCGTGGTTGCCGACGTAGACGGGGATGTCGCCGGACTCCAGGTAGGCGTTGTCGTCCTCGCGGGCAGCGCCGGACCCGCCGCCGCCGCCGGGGAACGTGAGGATGCCGTTGTTGTGCCCGGCGCCTCCGTCACCGCCACCGCCGCGGACCACGGAGCGCCCAGTGACGCTCACGCCGGGCTCGACGTGCAGGACAGCCGGCGGGCCGTCAATCGGCGTGTAGAAGGCGTGCCAGCGCCATTCGCGGCCGTCCTTGACGTAGGTGCCGGTTTCGTCGCCGCCGGTGATCGACCCGTCGACGACCCAGTTGCCGTCGTCCTCGCCCGCGGCCGGGGAGCCGGGCGACAGGTGGAGCATGATCCGGTAGTCGAAGGGGTGCAGTAGCTCGGTGAACCCCAGGACGTCGGAGTCGTAGTAGGTCATGGGTGCGCCCGCCGGGAGCGGACCGAGCCGCACCGGGTCGGACTCGCTGAGGGCGAGGATGCCGTCGGCCTCCTCGCCGGTCGCGTGGACCATGGCGAGGACGACGTCGTCCGCGGCCCAGGCCTTGTCGTTGTTCGTGAGCCACCGGGCGGCCTTGCCCTGCGCGCCGATCCGGTACCGCAGCTGCGTGGAGATGGTGTCGCCGAACCGCTCGCCGCGCTCGACCACGGATGCCGTGTTGAGGGCGAACGCGCGGGGCCGCTGGCCGGTGTCGGGGTCGGGGTTGCCGTACTCGACGTAGATGCCGTTGCGGATCGTGCCGCGTTCCAGGCTCATGCCGATCGACTCGAGGTCGACGACGCCGTCGGGCAGGAGGTGCCGGACGGGACGGTCGTGGATGCGGGCGATGTAGTCCAGGGCGCCTTCCGCTGTCTCGCGGAACAGGCCGTCGCAGTCGCTGGCGATGTCCAAGATGGCTTCGAGCATGTTGACGCCCGCGGTGTGCTCGGGAATGCCGAGGAGCCAGCGACCTTGCGTACCAAGGATGTTGATGGTCACGCCGGCCTCATCCGCGAACCGGGTGATGCGGCCGGGCAGCGTGGGACCGGTCGACGGGATGTCCTGCTCGGGCGGGATCGGGATGAACGGCGGGCCGGCCGTGGTGTCGCCGACGAGCTTCGTGGCCAGGTCGACGCTGTTGCCGGCCGCCGTGACGCGGTACCAGCGCGGCTCGTAGTCGAGGGCCTGGATCTTCCCGGTGAACCGGCGGTGCTGCGTGACGCCGTCCCAGGTGACGTGGATCAGGACCTCCTGGCCCTCGTCGAGCTGCGGGAACTCGTCAGGGTCACCGATGTAGGTCGACCAGCCGTAGGGCGTCAGGACGTCGAACACGGCCTGCGGCGCGGTGAAGCCCTCGCCCAGGCTGGCTCGGCCGCGGTCGACGGTGCCGTTGACGACGACGAACCGGGAGATGTCCTCCCCGGCCACGGTGACGGTCACGTCGTACTTCATGGCCGCGCCCGGGAACGAGCGGAGCGGGCCGCGGCTCGGGAGTCCGCGTTCTGCGCGCGGCGGGCGTACCGGGTGGGGTCGACGGACCCGACGAGGGACTGGCCGAGGGTCTGGACGGGCCGGGCGTCGGCGCGGGACGGCTGGAGCGGGTCCCGGTGGGAGACCTCACCCCCGAGGTAGACGACGTTCGCCTCGGTGGCGGCCTGGTCGTTGCCGGTGAGCTTCGCGGCGATGAACTGGACGCCGGGCACGATCTTCCCGAAGACGGTGCTCAGGGTGCCGTTCGTGATGATGCCGTCGCCCATGTTGTTCAGCTCGTTGAGCTTGTCGACGACGGGACCGAGGTACTTCGCGGTGTCGGCCAGGCTGGTCGCGAGGCCGCCGACGAGGCCGCCGAGCGCCGCGGCCGGGTCCTGCGCGTCATACAGCACGTCCGCGAAGTCGCCCATCCCGTCGTTCGCGCTGCCCAGGTCGTCGAGCACGCCCGAGCCGAACGACTCCAGCAGCTCGCCCCATGCGGTACTGACGCGCCGCACGCCCCCGGCGTAGGTCTTCACGTCCTCCGCCTCGGCGGACGCGAACTGCGTGTTCAGCTCAGCCAACCAGCGGGTCTTCTGCTTGCCCGCGTCGAGCTTCGCCTTCGCGTCCCGGACCTTGTCCAGGGCCTTGGCGTACTCCTTGGACGACGCGCCGTAGCGGTCGCGGGCGTCCCGAGCGTCGCGCTCGGCCTTGGCGGTCGCGAGGACGTTCTTCTGGTACTCGCCGTACGCCTTCGCCGCTGGACCAACCGTGCCGACGGCCTTCTTGAGGGCGTTCACGTTGCCGTCATTGGCTTTCGCCAGGGCCTCCACGATCCCGACGAGCGGCTTCCCGGTGGCCAGGTGGATCTTGATCGCGGTGTTCATGATCGCCTGGGCGCGGGTGACGTCCTTGGTCGAGCGCAGGAGCCGGGACAGGCCCGTTCTCATGTCGCCGTCGTCGAGACCGGTCCGGCGCTGCGCGAGGCCGATGTAGTCCTCCATCGCGGCGATCTGCTCGTCGGTCGCCTTGGTGGTGTCGCGCATCGCGCCGGCAAGCTTCGACTGACTGGTCTGGTCCTCGATCGCGGACGAGATGCCCTCGGCGCCTGCAGCAACGGCGAGGGCGAACGCCGCGGCGACGCCCGCAGCGGCGGTCTTCGCACCGGTCTTGGCCAGAGACGTGAGCTTGCCGCGCGGGCCGAGTGTCTTCTCGCCGTGGCGGACGACGTTGTTCATGCCGCGGATGGCTTCGGTGCCGTCGCTGCCGATCTTCATCAGCAGGCTGGGGAGACCCATGGCTATGGCCCTGTCGTGTAGGTGCGGAGGATGCGGGCGAGGAGGTCCGCGAACGCGTCGCGGACCGCGGCGACGATCTGCGGGTCCTTGACCCCGTCGGTGAACCAGTAAGACGGCTCGCGGCGCACGTCGTACGGGTTGACCGGCTTGCCGAGGCTGCCGTCCTTGAGCTGGGCGCGGCCGTTGGGCCACGGCCCGCGATCGGAGCCGAACGCGAGTGTCGTGCGGTAGCCCACGGTCCGGGCGGACGCGTTGCCGCGGACGCTGCCGCGGGTCGACTTCGACGTTCGCCGGAAGCCGCGCAGCTTCGGGTTGACGGCTCCCAGAACCACGGTGATGACGCGGTCGGACTTGGCCCGCATGGTGTCGGCCATCTTCGGGGCGATCGGGACGCCGGACAGGCGCGCGGACTGCTTGAGGTGAGGGATCAGGGTCTCTTGCGCGATCGCCTTCGTCCCGGCGCGCAGCTCGCGCTTGGCCGGGTTGAGCTTGTCCTTGGCGATGTGGTCGAACGCGCGCTTGACGTCGTCCAGGCCCTCGACCTTGACAGTCGACTTGGTCATCGGTCAGGGCGTGACCGGGGTGAACGCCATCTCGCCCTCGATCGAGACCGAGCACGTCGAGTGCGCCTCGCCAGCGAAGCTCACGCCGAGGTTGGTGATCTTGACGTGCTCACCGGCCCACTGGCCGGTCCCTCCCAGGATCAGGACCTCGATGTCGTCGCCGTCGTCCGATGCGGCCTCCAGCGCGGCGTAGAGGCCGCCGTCCTCGTCGTACAGGATGTTCAGGTCGCCGGTCCGGGTCACGTCGGTCTGGGCGCGGGCCTTGCCGCGCAGCGTGGTCGTGGTGAGGACGTTGGGGGCCTTGGTGATGCCGCCGTCGATGACGATGGCCGAGTAGTCGGTGTCGTTGATCTTCACGGTGAAGTCGGCGCCGGTCAGGGCGTCGATGACGGTCTCGGGCATGGGTGCTCCTAGGTGGTGATGGTTGGGGTGACGAGGAGGCGGTAGGCCGGGCGGTCGTTGTGGGTCTGGTAGCCGGCCGACTTGGTCTTGAACGCCGCGAGGACCCCCGGCAGCAAGGCGAGGAGCTGGTCGACGCTGCGCTTCGCGTCGCCGTTCACCCCGACCAGCAGGACGGGGATGTCCATGCGAAGCGAGCCGATCGCACCGAGCACGGCGTCGGGCGCGTCTATGAACACGTAGGGCACTGGGGGCGCGATGCCGGGGTCGCGGGTGACGACCATCGGGCTCAGGAGCGCGGCCTTGTCTGCGGCCCACGCGTCGAGCGCGGCTGCGAGGCTCATCGCGCGACCAGACGGCGGCCGAGGAGCCGGTAGACCTGGGCCATGGCGTCGACGGGCTCCTCGGACAGCTCAGGGGTCGAGGAGTAGCCGGGGAAACCCTGGGGATTGGCGCGCTGCTGGTACATCAGCGACGCGTACAGGTGCACGGCCTGGCGGATCGACAGACCGGGGTCCTCGTCCTTCGGGAGGTTGTTGCGCTTGCGTTGGCACCACTCGATCGACACCGCCAGGTCCTTGACGAGCCGGGCGTCGTCTTCGGGGACACCGACCAGCTCGGCGAGCTCGGTGATGTCGCCCCAGGGCGAGGGCGTCGGGTCGGTCATGAGGGTCTCCTGTCGACGAGCTGTCCGACCCCGTGGCCAGCGAGCACGGGGCCGGACAGCGGCTCGGTGCTAGGCCTGGGTCGCGAACTTGAGCAGGCCAGCCGCGCGGGTGACGCCGCACGAGATGTAGCCGAAGGCGGCGATCCGGATGGTGGCCGGGCCGCCGACCTCCTCCCACTTCCAGGTGCGCAGGCCCGACTCCCAGGTGAAGGCGTCCTCGAACTTGCCGAGGAGACCGTCGGTCAGCGAGGGGACGAGCGGGGTGTCGTAGCCGCCCACGTTGATCGAGAGCAACTTCGAGCTGACCTGCCCGGGCGCGTTCGTGGCGCCGATGAACGGGTTCAGGGGCCGGCCGAGGCTGTCGACCTGGTTGGCCAGCTCGGGGAACAGGGTCGTTCCGGCGAGGAAGCAGTCGGCGGCGACCTTGCGGGTCGTCGCGTACGTGATCATGCGGGCCTGAACCTGCATGGTGACGCCGTTGCTGATGTCGACGACGGTGCCGGCGGTGGCACCGGCGAGGAAGGTCGCCGCGGCGTAGGCCTCGGAGTCGCCGGCATACTCGTTGCGGATGGCCGTGATGATCAGGCCGTCGAGCTCGGGCGTCGCGGCCTCGAACATCTCCCGCGACCCGTCGTAGATGCCAGACACGGCCTTGGGCTGGACGGTCTGCTCGGTCGTCGTGAACGTCCCGCTGGCGGGGTTCGTGTTCTCGACATGGTCGGCCGACATACCGCTTGCCGAGTTGAACTTGGGGATGAGCTGCGGGGCGATGCTGGTCAGGTTGCCTCGGCTGAACGCCTCGATCACGGGACGGCGGACCGGGAGCTGACCGACGTACAGGTCGGTCCGGTACTGCGTCGGGATGATCTCGTTCACGTCGGCCTGCTCCCCCGCGTCGGCGAGGATGCGGGTCGCGAGCTGGAACCGGGAGGCCGCCTGGGCGTCGTCGTGGAAGCGGGCGCGGAAGCCGTCGCGGAACATGGAGGCGTGGGCGCCGCGCTCGTCGCGGACGCCGGGGCGGTACGGGAACGCGTCCTGGACGTGCGCCGTCGGGACGTGGGCGACCGGGGGCTCAGCCACGGCCGTGGTGGACTGGTCCACGGGGTTCTCCTGTTCGTTGGGGATGACCGCTCGCCGTGCGGCGGCGGGGATCGTGGCGGCGACGCGCATCGCGCGAGCGCCGGGGTAGTTGCGGTAGTTGAACGGCGCCATGTCGAACGACGCGCCCGGGTCCTCGGAGGTCTCGCCCGCGATGCGGTCGACGAGCCCGAGGTCGAGCGCTTCGGCTGCCGTGTACCAGGTCTCGGCGTGCATCGCCTCGGCGATGTCGGCCGGCTCCTGACCGCTCTTGGCGGCGTAGGTGTCGACGAGCTGCCCGGCGATCTTGTCGAGCAGGTCGGCGGTCTTCCGCATCTCGCTCGCGTCCCCGACCGCGGCGGCCCAGGGGTCGTGGATCATGTAGAGCGCGTTGGACGCCATCACGACTTCGTCGCCCGCGAGCGCGATGACCGACGCGATGGACGCCGCGAGGCCGTCGATGTGGGTCGTGACCTTCGACGGGTGCCGGTCGATCGCGTTGAAGATCGCCTGACCGTCGAACACCGACCCGCCCGGGGAGTTGATGCGGACGTTGATGTTCGGCGCGGTGATCGCGGCGAAGTCCTCGGCGAACTGCTTCGCGCTGACACCGCCGCCCCAGAACGACTCGCCGATCTGCTCGTAGATGAGCACCTCGGCGGTGTCGGGCTCCTCGGTCTCGTTGTGGATCGTGTACCACGAACGGCTCGCGGCGCGGCGATTGGTTGGCTTCATGCGACTGTTCCTCCGGACGGGGCAAGGTCTTCCATGGCACGGGCCTCGTCCTTGGTGAGGATTTCGAGGGGGACGAGGATCGAGTAGAGCTGCGCGCGGTCGAGCGGGTTGCCGCGGAGGCGAGAGTCGACATCGGCGCGGATGGTGTCGCCGCGCGGTGTGACTTGGCCGCTCCACGCGGAGCCCATCGGGTCGGTGAGCGAGAGCCGCGACTCGATCGCGTTGATCGGTCCGATGGCGCCGTGGTCGATGAGCTTGCGAGCTTCGAGCACGGTGGTCGAGTAGGTCAGGCTGCCGCCGGACTGAGCGGACGCGCCGGCCACCGCGTCGGGCGGCACGCCGATCAGGTTCGCGAGCTGCGTGTCGTTGTACTGCCTGGCTTCGATGAGCTGGAGTTCCTTCGAGGACCAGCCGTTGCGCTCGACCCGCAGGCCCTTGCTGATGTAGCCGACGCCTTCGGCGTTGCGAGAACGCTTGTACTCGGCGATAAGCGCGTCGATCTCGTCGTCGTCCAGGTCCATGGTCGAGTCGTTGACGAGGTCGGTCGCCGACTGTGGGACGTCGGCGTACCGCTTCGCTGCGGCGTCGAGCGCGAGGCCGATGCGGATCGTTCGGGCTCCCGCGCGGAGGAGGCCTCCGTCTCCGTGCCAGCCCTCGAACCCGACGATGTTCGCGAGCGAGACGACGGGTCGACCGTCGATCATGAAGTCGCCGCTCGTCGAGCGGTTGTCCTGGATGCGGCTGAGCTTGACGTACTCGACGCCGCCGAGCGCAGGCTCGCCGCTGGCCTCGCGGCGGAGGATGCGCCAGAACCCGACGTTGTCGAACGTCAGGTCATAGATCAGGTCCTTGAGCGTCTGGAACCGGGGCCGTCCGGCCTCTGGCTGAGCGAACCAGCCGAGAGGCTTCGGGTCGCCGTTTGCGTTGCGGCGCTTCCATTCCAGCGACGCGACGGTGACGGCCAGCAGGTTCACGCCCCGGCGAAGTCCGGGAAGGGTCAGCGCGACCTCTCGGCTGACGGGCTGGTCCCAGATGCCGTGCACCGGGACCTCGACTCCGCTTGTGGTCGTGTGTCGGGGTGTGCTGCGGGGGAACTCCTGGGCCTCGGCTACGGGCGGGGCAGCAGCATCGGTGGTCTCCTCGCGTCGGCGCCAAAGTCTCACGGTTCCGATGTTGCGAGGGACCGCCGGTTTTCTAGCCAGCGCGCACGCGTGGCTTTCTCGGCGCGTTGGCCGCGAGACTCACGGCCATCGACGCGGCGACGACCGGGCTGATGGGGATGGTGGAATCCTTGCGACGCCAGACAGCGCGGTCGCCTACCTCGCGCAAGACCGCGTTCTCGACCGCCGTGTTCAGGCGCGGGTCGTCGGCGTGGGCGAGGCCTCCGCTCATGACGAGGATGCGGAAACGTGTTGCGGCGTCAGTGAAGTGCTGCCCGGTCAGCGCCTCGACCTGGACTCCGAGGCCGGGGAGCTCGTCGGCCAGGTGGCCGACGGGTCCGCCGCGGTGGATGGCGACGACGGCTCGGTGAGTCTTCGCCAGCTCGACGAGCCGCGAGCGGAGCCAGTCGATTCCGGTGCGGTCCTCGATCACCTCGACGCCGATGCGTCCGCCGACCAGGAGACCGGCCGCGACGATGCTGGCGTTGCGGTGGTTCGGCGCGGCGTCGGCCGCGAGCCAGACCCGAGCCTTGTCGGGGATGCGGTCGGTCGACGCGAGCCCGGGCCACGATGCCCGCCAGGAGACTTCGGCTGTGGGCCACTGGTTGAGGAAGCCGCGTCGGAACTCCTCCTCGCCGAACTGCTCGATCGCAGCGCGGAACGCCGCCTCGTCCTGCGTGATGCCGTATGCCGGGTGGTACGCGGCCCAGGTCTCGGGGTCGTCCCAGGGTGCGTCGGCCGGCGCTGACCATTCGAAGTAGGCGATCGAGGCGTCGGGGTCGTTGACGGCCTCGCGACCGCGGTCGATCCACGAGCGAAACCAGACGCTGTCGGCGGTGCCGGCGGTCGACACGATCCAGAGCTGCCGGCGGT